TTTATGACTGAATGGATGAGTGCAGGAGAATTCAGAGACAAAGCATCAGAGATAGCTTCGGTCATAGGTCACGGTGGTTGTGAGATATTTCCTAAACAAGAACAGATATTAGTTGAACGTGGAGATGTGGGTAACTTTATTAATCTTCCTTACTTTGACCATGAGATGACAACTAGATATGCTTTTAAAGAAGACGGAGAATCAGCTACATTAGAAGAGTTTCTAGAGTTAGTAGACATAAGAAAAGTAAGTCCTGCTGATTTTAATAAGTTACAAGTTGGTAAAAAGCAGACAGAACCTTTTCCAGAAAGTCCACCATGTTTAAATGTTATGGCATTAAATGGCATTGGGGAGGGTGGTAGAAATTCATCCTTATTTAATTATGCTACTATGTTTAAGAAAATGGATCCTGATAATTGGAAGTCATTACTTGAAAAATTTAACATAGAGTATTGTTCTCCTCCTCTATCAGCTTCTGAGATTGTAACGATTCAAACGCAATTAGATAAGAAAGAATATTTTTACACATGTAATCAAGAACCATTGAAGTCCCATTGCAATAAATCTTTATGCAAGAGAAGAACATATGGTATTGGCAGTACGACAGATGCTGTGGAGATAACAGGTCTTTCTATTGTCAAGTCCGAACCAAGGGTCTTTTTTGCTGACTTAGATGGCAGACGATTAGAGTTAACGAGTTATGATTTGCAGTCTCANGCTAAGTTTCAGATTGCCTGTCTTGAACAACAAAATTTTATGCCNCCACGAGTTAAGGAAGATGCTTGGCAGATATTAATTAATAGTTTGTTGTCCGAGGCTAATGAAATAGAGGTTCCAGAGGAGTTGACATATAAAGGTCAGTTCTTGGATTTAATAGAATCATTTTGTCATGGCAGGGTTCAAGCAGCATCAGCAGAAGAATTATTGTTAGGTAAGCCTTGGGTTATGGAAGATAATGTTTATTTTAAGATAGATTCTTTTGTAGATTTTTTAAAACAAAAGAATTTTACACAATATTCTAAAGGACAAATACAGGAACGTATAAAGGAAATGAATTCTGGGGATAAATGTAATGCGTCTAAACATTTTAAAACAACAAATGGTGGATGGAAACAGATAAGGGTATGGTGGGTTCCAGACATGAAAGAGCAGGTTGACATACCTAACATAGTGATAGAAGAAGAGGTGCCATTTTGATTGAATTAGTTGTAGCTTTTTGTATTGTATTGGAAATAAATCCTACTGTTAAACCGCCACACTTAGGCACTAAAGCTATATGTGGTACTTATGAACCCAAGGTTAAATTTAAAGATAAAAAAGAATGTGAGATGGATAAGAAATTAATTGAGGTTTGGTTTGTTGAACAATCTAGACGTTTACATCCATTTGCAAGAGAAATTCAAGTTATGGGAGTTTGTGTTGAATCAGTATAATAAAGAAACAAGTATATTTGGACCACCCGGAACAGGGAAAACAACTAAACTATTACAGATAATTGAGGATGCTATAGCTGATGGAATTCAACCGGATAGAATAGCTTTCTTATCGTTTACTAGAAAAGCTGCTCAAGAAGCCATTGACAGAGCTTGCACTAAATTTAATTTAGAACCAAAGTATTTTCCTCATTTTAGAACACTTCATTCTTTAGCTTTTAGGTGGGCAGGTTTTAAAAAAGAAGATTTAATTAGACCTGCTGACATGAGATTTTTAGCTAAAAAATTAGGTATTAAATTTAATAAAGAAGAAAATATTAATGTAGAAGAAGGGGATTTGTACACTCCAGGATCTACTGATGGAGATAAATACTTTCACATAATTCAAATGTCTAGATTAAAAGGAACCTCTTTACTTAATGAATTCGATGAATTTAATGACACTTCTTTACATAGAAGTTATATTTCTACTGTTTACAACGCTTATTATGATTTTAAACAGTCAAATGGCAAGGTAGATTTTACAGATATGTTGTTGAAGTTTTTAGAAATGAAGACAGGACCAGACTTAGATTTATTAATTGTCGATGAAGCACAGGATTTATCTCCTATACAATGGAGAATGATTAAGGAATGTTTGTTGCCTAATGCCAAGAGATCTTATTACGCAGGGGACGATGATCAATGTATATTTAATTGGGCAGGTGCAAATGTACGAGATTTTTTAAATGCATCAGAAGATAAAATTATTTTAGATAAGTCCTACCGAGTTCCAAAAACTATACATGAGTTTGCTAGTAATATAATTTCAAATGTAAATATCAGACAACATAAAGATTGGCAACCTCGTGAAGAAAAAGGTGTGTTAAGATTTCATTACGATATAATGGATGTAGACTTCACAACCGGAGAATGGTACGTCCTTGCTCGAACAAATAGAATACTTTCTGAAGTATCGGATAAACTTAAAAACGAAGGCTACATCTTTTGGAGAGAGGGATCTGGTTGGTCGGTGTCTCAAGAAATCATTAACAGTATTGAGGTGTGGGTAAAATTATGCAAATACAAATCCGTAAGTGTTCAAGATCTAATAAGTTTCTCGAAAAAAACAAGAAGAAACATCATTGGTTATGGTGGCAAGAAACAAATAGAAGGGTTAGATTACGTTCAAAAATATACACTAGACGATTTACTAAGGAGCGATTTAGGGGAGAAGTTGAATCTAAACCACGAGATGAAATGGTGGGATGTTCTGGACGTATCGGAGGAACAACGGATTTATATAACATCTGCTCTGAGGAGAGGAGAATCTATTCTGGTGGGAACTCCGAGGATTCGGATATCGACCATCCACAGATCAAAAGGTGGAGAGGCGGATAACGTAGCTTTAATGCTTGAGTGTCCTAAAATAATAAAAGACAAAGGGGACAAAGACAGTGAACACAGAGTATTCTATGTTGGAGCAACTCGTGCTAAAAAACAATTACATGTAATAGAAAGAGGGATTAAAAGTGGCTACAATATCTGATGAATTAAAAGAAAATATTAAACAAATCAAACAGTTTGAAAAAAGAGATAGAGAATATTTTTTAAAAGAAGCTGAAGGATTAATCAATGGTCAGAGGGCAAAGGAGTATGGTCCTGCTAGAAAGAATCATAAAAGAATTGCTGACATTTGGAGTATCTTGTTAGATAAAAAGTTAAAACAACCTATTACTCCGGAAGAAGTTGTGGCTTGTATGATAGGTGTCAAGGTTGCTAGACTTGCTGAAGATATCAATAAAGATGATTCGTGGACGGATATTATTGGATACGCTGCATTAGGTGGAGAAATCATAAATGACAAGTAATGATCAGTATCATTTTTTAGACCAAGACATAAAAGATATGTCTTGGGGCAATGTAGATTCTGATTGGTCGCCACCAAACACTTTTCCAGACCTTACAAAAGCAACTAGAATTGCAGTTGACTTAGAAACAAAAGATCCAAACTTAATTAAATTAGGACCTGGGTGGTGCAGGAACGATGGACATATAATAGGTATTGCCGTGGCNGCAGGNGATTTTCAAGGTTATTATCCTATACGTCATGCNGCAGGTAATATGGATAAAAGAATTATCTTTAATTGGTTTAAAAAACAAATGGCAACACCTCACATACCTAAAGTATTTCATAATGCTATGTATGATCTTGGTTGGTTAAGAGCCGAAGGAATAGAAGTACAAGGTAAGATAATAGATACCATGATTGCTGCACCTTTAATTGATGAGAACAGGAGATTCTATAATCTTAATTCATTAGCTAGAGATTATTTAAAAGAATCTAAAAGTGAAAAAGCATTAAGAGCTGCAGCAAATGAGTTTGGTGTTGATCCAAAAGCAGAGATGTATAAATTACCAGCTAGATACGTTGGTGCTTATGCAGAACAAGATGCAGCTGTGACATTACGACTGTACGATCATCTAAGTGTTTTGTTAGACAAAGAAGAATGCTCTGCTATTTTTGAGTTGGAGTCCGATTTGCTTCCTGTCATATTTGAAATGAAAACAAAAGGTGTTCGAGTTGATGTTGACAAGGCTGAACAAGTTAAGAAGAAAATGGCACGAGAAGAAAAATTACTTATACAAGAGATAGTCAAGGAAACAGGTGTCACGGTTGAACCTTGGGTCGCTACATCTATAGCAAAGGTCTTTGATTCTGTGGGACTTTCTTATTCTCGCACAGAAAAGTCCGGGGCACCCATGTTTACAAAACAATTTCTCTCTAATAACACGCATCCAATTGCAAATAAGATTGCAAAAATAAGAGAACTTAACAAAGCAAACACAACCTTTGTTGAAACTATTCTTAATCATGCTCATAATGGTAGAATTCATTGTGACTTTCATCCCTTGAGAACTGACGATGGTGGTACTGTAACAGGTAGGTTTAGTTCTAGCAATCCTAATCTTCAGCAGATTCCTGCTAGAGATCCTGATATTAAAAAAGCAATCAGAGGATTATTCATTCCAGAAGAGGGAACCAAATGGGGGTCATTTGACTATGCTTCACAAGAACCTAGATGGTTAGCTCATTACTGTGCAAATTCAACAGGGGATTTACGACATCCATTAATTGATGATGTTGTTAAAATGTATAAAGAAGGTAAAGCCGACTTTCATCAAATGGTAGCTGACATGGCAGATATAAACAGGAAAGAAGCTAAGACAGTTAATCTTGGAATTATGTATGGCATGGGTAAAAAGAAATTAGCTGACACATTATCTATTACAGAAGAAGAAGCGGTATCTTTATTAGAAAAATATAATGAGAAGGTTCCGTTTGTTAGAGACTTAGCAACAAGAGTTTCTGCNTTTGCACAGAATAAAGGAATGATAAGAACACAGCTTGGNAGAAAATGTAGNTTTGATATGTGGGAGCCAAANGGATTTGGTTACAAAAAAGCATTGCCAATGAATGAAGCTCTAAAGGAATACACAAATATAAAGAGAGCTTTTACATACAAAGCTTTGAATCGATTGATTCAAGGATCAAGTGCTGACCAAACTAAAAAGGCAATGGTCGATTGTCATGCGGCAGGTCTTACACCTACACTAACAGTGCACGATGAATTATGTTTTAGTATAGAAAATCAAGAGCAATCAGACACTATAGTAAATATAATGTCTAACTGCATTAAAGATTTAAACGTACCTTTTGAAGTTGACGCAGAACTAGGCGACAATTGGGGAGAGGTAGGTTAATAACCAGCTTTTACATATTGATTATGTAATTCTGTCAACGGATCTTCTTCTGGCTTTTCATATTTAAAAGCTTCATATGCATGAGATCTAATATTTGATCTATGAATACCTATGTCCTTTAATATGTGATCGTCCAGACTGTGTAACGCTTGTATTGTTCTTCCTATCTTAAAATTATAAAACCATTTTGCTAACATTAATTACTCCTTTTCTATTATTAGTTATAGATTACTTCTAATAAATAAAAAACTAGGCATAAATGAAACAAATTAGTGCTGAAATAGCTTTAATTAATGTTAAGGTATATATCATAAACGTACACAAAAGAAGCTTATTCCAGCTAGTAATCATACCAAGCCGTTATACTTCAACGATTCTGAGGCATCTGAGAGCCTCGTTTTTTGACAGATTCCATAATTTCGTCACGTTTTTCGTCTGACAGCGTTGACCAGACAGATATCTCGTCAAGCGTTCTAAAACATCCTATACAAATATTTTTTTTAATTTTGCACACCTTTAGGCACGGGCTTGCAATAGGCTGTAATCTTTCTGGTCTTGTCATTGGGGTATGGAATCTCTGGTTGTTCGTTTAATCGTCTAGCAAAATACAGGCAGTCATTAACATTGGGAAATGTTTGGTCTTGATTAATTATTAATGTGCCTATCATATAGACTAAAGCAAACTCTATCATTCATCTTTGGTTTTCCAAAAGTATTCATCCGTGTCACCAAGTCTTGTTCTGTTACCATTCTCAACTTGGTACTCTACTGTACTAACTTTGAAGTCTGGTTGCAAGGGCTCTTGAGGAGTCAATGAATTGTCATAAACTCTCATCCTGTTATTTGGATACAGGCAGAATTGTCCGTTTTCTAATTCTAAAAGATTGTGTGATTTATGTTCAGCTGGAGTTTCACTGGTGCTGTAATCTATGCTGTCGATATCTGAATGATAGTTATCTAATGTACAAATATAAGAACCCGTCAATGAACCATGATCCCTGCTCAACACTTCATAGTCCATTGAACCGATGAACTGCTTACAAATAGCAACAACACCATAATCCATGCAATTCCAAAACTGCAAATTATTAAG